CAGGAAACGAGCAGATTTCATAATTCAGCCCGCATCGATGTGAAGCGTCACGATAGTAGTAGCAATGCCGACAAGTGATATGCGAGTTGCCCCGCTCATCAACAGGGAAATATACATCGACAGTCGCCGTTGCCTTCACGTAAGAAGAGATACCATTTTCAAAAGATGCCACAGCCGTCACCATCCTCTGCAAACAGACTGCTTTGATTGATCTGGTTCTCATCCTCGGCGGTCTGTAGGTTTTTGATTGACACGTTGTAATAGCTTTCTTTGAGCTCGACCCCGACATACTTTCTGCCCATAATCAGGGCTTTGTAACCAGTTGAAGCGATGCCGTTAAACGGATCGAGGACAATGTCGCCGGGATTGCTCCAAAGCTCGATGCCCCGCTCAATGACTGGGAGTTGTAGCGGGCAGATATGCCGCTCGTCTGCATCCTCTCTGGCAATCTTGCCGTTGAGCGTATCGCTCTGGTTGATATCCCACCAAACAGGCGAGGAATATTCATCCCACACAGGGCTCGCCACTTGTTGCCATTTGCTGACGGGATAGCTTTCGTTTGTATGCGTCACCCGCTCAGGGTTGTCTCCTGGCTTTCGGAACGTGACAAGATAATCAGGGATGCCTTGACGACTCATGCAAGAGTCTTTCTTGATCTGCTTATGGAGAAGCCCCAGAGCTTTCGTTCTCTGCATCGCTGTGACTGGATTTTTCCAGATACAGACCTCAGAGTGGTAAATGAAGCCAAGCGACTGCATCCAACGGATAACATCGCCACGGAAATCCTTGATGCCGATATAGCCGTCTTTCTCTTTGCTTGTCGGTAGGTTCATACAATGGATTGAGACATTCCGCCCCGGCATCATGCACCGATACCACTCTCGCCCAAGGAATTGATACTGCTCGGCGAACTCTTCATACGTTTTGCTGTTTCCCATGTCTCTATCGCTGTTTGAGTAAGTGTAGAGACTCGCAAAGGGAATGGAAGTGATAGAATAATGAATGCTGTTGTCTGGGATGCCTTGCAGGACTTCAACAGAGTCGCCGTGATAGAGCACCCAGTTTTTCCCGCTTGCTTGATTTAATACTTTCATGCGCTCACCAACCAATCTGGGATAGTCATTTCAATCTGCGGATTATACGGGATTGAAATTCTGACAGTTCCCCTTATTTCTTCTTCTAATATTTCCTTGGTATGTTGTACCATCTCAGCGACCATCAAAGCCGCCTGTTTTTCCTTGCGGTCGATATTGTCCTTGACCGCTCCCTCGGCCTCGCTTGTGATGATGTACACATTGACGGGCTGTTTCTGCCCGAACCGCCAGCAACGGCGAATTGCTTGATACATCATTTCGAAACTATCAGACAATCCCACAAATATCATATTGTGGCAGTTCTGCCAGTTCAGCCCAAAAGCGGCGATTGACGGCTTGACAATTAGCCTTTTCGCTTCTCCGATTGTAAAGCGGTTCAGCCTGCCGGCTTTGACCTCAATATCGTCAGATCCTCGGACTTCGATGTTATTCGGGATAATTCGCTTTAACTCGTCAGCTTCGGCATTTAAGTCACACCATATCAGCCATTGAGCGTCTGGCTCCGTTTCAATCAGATCAAGAGCCGCTCGGCATCTGTCTTCAAGGCTGTTTCTTCTTGCGTTGCGGCGTTCGTTCAAGGTCTGGGCGACTTCAGCAAAGAATGAGTAATTGTCATTGACAATGTTCTCGTCATAACTGATTGTGATTTGCTCTGTTCTCAGCTCTGGCAAGTCAAAACCCGTGTTATCGTATCCCAGATCCCCTGGCTTTGTCAGGACAACCGCCCACGTTGCAAGCCATTCCCAAAACCGATCTTGAGCGTGACCCTTGAGCCGCCATTTTGAAGTATCAGCCCCGTCATGAATAAAGTACGTTGCAAGCATCTCAGTTCTGCTCATAACCCCGCAAAACTCCGATTGATTGCCCAGCTCCATAAAGTCATTGGGAGCGGGTGTCGCCGTGCATGAGAGCTTGTATGGCGTGTTTCGGAACTTCTCGATTATTTCCGTTCTCATCTTGCCGGAGTAGTTCTTGAGGATTGAGCTTTCATCGAGAACAACGCCACAGAACTCAGCCGCATCGAAATGATCGAGCATCTCATAATTCGTGACATTGATGCCTGGTCTAACGTGCTTCTGATCCCGCACGACAGTCACCGCAAAACCGAATTTTTCGCCCTCTCGCTTGGTTTGTTCTGCGACCGACAGCGGGCATACAATCAGCACGGGCTTCTGACAATGCTCTGAAACGCTTCTCGACCACTCCAAGCTCTGGATGGTCTTTCCTAAACCGCAATCCTCAAACAATGCACAGCGGCCTTTTTTCAACGCCCAAAAGACGATATCCTTTTGCCATTCGAACATCGATGAACACATCTGCTCTTTTGGCTTCTCGAAGCCTGAGCTGATTGCCACTTGCTTTTTGGTTTCAAGAAAAGCATGATATTCTTTCAGATCCGTCATCACAGCCCCCAATACTCACGGATCTTATCCGTCACCATCTTCAAATCATTATCAATCTGAAGCTCAAAAAGCCCTTCGGGCGACTTGCTTATATCTTGCCCGTCTGACTGTGTGCGGAAAAAGTATTTGCTTGTTCCCTCTTTCATGGCACGGAGACAGACAGTAACCATGCCCTCAACACAGACTTTCTGATCGAGGAGCTTGCCGATTGTCTTGAGCTTCGTGTCGCCGTAGTCGCTTGTTTCCTCATGCATGATGAGATAAACGATAACATCATCGGGCAACTCGTCTTTAATGTACATGATTAAGCCGTAAGCATCGTCAGCGATTGCGTTGTAAAGGTCGAACGATGAACCGCCGCTCCTTTGGTTATGCCCCGCCATGAATTTTGCTGTCTGTTGATATCCAAAATCGTCAATGACTGCTGTTTTTGTCGGCATCTTTTTCAAAGCGTTTTTGACCTTCTCAACATCGGCTGTCTTGTATTCGTACTTGAATTTCTTCTGAAACGGGAGCCGCTTGTTGACTGTGTTGACGAACAGGATCTCGTCCTCGCCAAACTCTTTCAGAGAGCGGCTTTTGCCCGTGCCAGATTTACCGTAGATAATTACACATTCGCCCATCTATTCACACTCCTTTTGTAGCCATTCAAGCCAATCTTTTTCTAATGCGGGGCGGTCGAGCATTGGCTGGATGTTTAGTATTTTCACTTCAAGATTGACAAACCATTTTGCAAGTTCCTCGTCCGTCATGGATCTTATTCTGTCGGCATTGGTTTCTTTCTTCTGCTGAAAGCCTGTGCAAGACATTCCCCCTGTTCTCATTGGGCAATAACTTTCTTTGATACAGTTATCGCAAGACGGAATAACTGGTTTCTTCTTTGCAACTTCCGTTTCCATCTCACAGGTTCCACACATTTCTTTCTGTTGCAGATGCGTCACCGGATCATTGAAACAATACTGGCAGAATGGTTTCATGTCTCACCTCTCATGTCAGCACCGCAATTCGGGCAGTAATTCCATTCATACCAATGTCGATTTTCTAAATTGCATTCAGAGCAAAATAAAGATGTTGAGACTCCGTTTTCGCCAACACCTTTTATCCACTTCCCCTTCTTTCGCTCTACAACATCTGCTGATGGAATGGCTTCAATGTCCGTATATCGCTCTTTGTCATACCAAGCATCTAACGCATCCTCACGCTTTATGTATTCTGCCATCACTCACCATGACAACTTTCTCCCGCACATCGGGCAATAATTGATCTTGCATTCCAATGCTTGCCGATCAAACTTTAAACGCAATGTATTTGGAATAACAATATACGCATGGCAGTTCTTTTCTATCGGCTTCACATATCCATCTCTATCCTCGTTGCAATAAGGGCACCTCATGTTTCACCATCCTCAATCTTTTCTAACAGCCAGCTGATATAAAATCGGCACGTTCCGCTGAAGTCTGCCATGCTGATTATTTCCCCCGGTTCAAACTTGTTATTTGTCAGCTTGAGCTTGCATTCTGTTGACGGGCAGTCGGTTGATGCGCAGTATGTCACATCTTTCATCATTCACCATCTCCCTTAATAATTTCTTCAACGCTCGGAGTGTGCATATAGTCAATGTCAGACGGTTTGATTAGCTCGTCAAAGCCATCGTCTTCATCTTGAACGGCTTTGTCTTTTGGGATATCTAAATCGTTGATATAAATTCCCATGTTTTCCCCTTTCTAATACTTCACTTGCGGCAAGAATTCGTACCGCTGTTCAAACGGCTGGAACGGCTTCTCGGTGCAGAGTGGTTCGATGATTGCGTCCAACTTCGCCCGGAAATAATCCGTTTCGGGAGTTTCACGGAGCGCATCAAAAAACTCATCATACACACGCCCCCATTCTGCAAGGAACTCTCTGATGCGTTTTTCGCCCCATCCTTTGCGAGTGAGAGCGACTATTGCGGTATCGGTGAGATACTGCATATAAGTTCGCCTTGTCGCTTCTTGTGCCGCCCGTCTGACTTCAGCCATCTGAGCGAGAAATGATGATTGTTTACGGCTCAATAGTCATACACCTCATCTTTCTTCTTTTGCGGCCTGTGGACTTTCTCCCATGACCGCATACAGTCCCACGTACAAAAGAAGTACGAAACAGTCGCTCCGTTTGTCTTGGTATGGTATTTCTTGTAAGCCCACATCCCCATATCAGGAATGAGAAACTGTTTCCCGCAAATCGGGCATTTCCGCATCTGTCCAAGACTGTAACAGGCATAAGGGTTTTCTGATTGGTGTCGGCGTTTCTTCGGTTTTGTCTCGCTCATGGCTCGCCCCCGTAGGCCTCGCCGCCATAATCCGCAAACATATTGAATTGACCTTTATGCTGTTTCATCTCATCCCGCATGGATTTGTACTTGTTGTATTCCATCCGATAGCGGTAACTGTCTCCGAATAGGTTCCAGGCGGCTTTTACCAAGGTCGGCTCAAATGGACGGATCTTCTCCAAATCGTCAATGGCTTTGTAGCTGATCGGGCAACCACAGCACCCCGTTCGTGTCAGGCCATAAACCTCATAAGCATCAGAATATCGAATACCATACTTTTCCTTGTACCACTCTTTGTCTTTATCGCTGACATAGTACAAAGGCCGGAGCCGATATTGCCCGCTTGAAGTCTCCGTAAAACAAAGAGCTGTGTTGTCTTTCCTCGGAACAGAACGCATACCGCCCTCGTCACGCCGCTCTCCCGTGATTATCATTTCATATCCCTTTTGGATTTTGTGAGCGGGTGCTTTCTTGCAATGATTACAGCATTGCGCACTTATCTTGAATTGCGGCGGTTGCTCTGAGATGAAATCCCGCATATATCGTGAAGAGTTGATAACAAGCTGGATATTCGGTCTTGGCTCGCCGCTCGCATTACAACAACACAAGAAGTTGATAAGGTTCTCACATTTTGGATACCGCTCTTTAAGCTCTTTCCGCTTTGCGATCTTATCCTCGGCCTGTTCATATTCCTCGGCGATTGAAAGCGGCACTTTTTTCTTTTGCCATTCTTCCAAACCGCCTGACATAATCTTTGATACAAACGGCTGGCCGTGGCGATGGACGGAGCTTACAATGTCGTTACCTTTGCTCGGCTTCACTTCTTTGATAACAACGCCGTATTTCTCGGCGGTTGCTTTGACATGGTTCTTTGTCGCTTTCATCTCAAGCCCCGTGTTAAAGAACACATAATCAATGGGCGGGAGCTTAAACAATGCCCTTGTTTGCTCGATCAGGTCAATCATGATGTCAGAGTCAGAGCCACCAGAATAAGAGCAAATCGCTTTCGGGTGTTCTCTCAGATGCTTTGCAATGATGCTCTGAATTGCTTGAAACTTCCTTGGCGGCTCAAAGTCTGCATAAGCTGGCCTGTCTGTGTATACTCTGCTGTAATATTCTTCTGCCATTACTCCACCTTCCAACTATGCGTCTTGCTTGAGAACTCAAACGTATCTCTGAGCGTTATCTCACTCGGTGTCCAGTTCATAAAGACAAAGTCGGGAGAGCAGATCCGAATACCGCCGCTCCAGATCTCCAGCTCACCATAAGCCAGGTTAAACAAGTCATTGAGGATCGGGTTTTCCTCGCTGTATCCCATCCATTGCTTGTCTTGATTGACAACCTCGGCGACTGTGGCGGGATAGTTCTTGTTGTCAACTCGGTTCAAAACGCACCAAACAAGCGTCCGAAGGTCTTTCTCATTGTTGGAGCGAACGCCATACAGAACCTTTGCAATCAGCTTTGCGTCTTCTCTCAGAGCGGCGGTTTTGCTGTCGTTGCCGGTGACGATGCGCTTGCCCATTTCCGCATCTTTATATGCTTGCAGTTCATCGGCGTATTTGACCGCCATTTCTTGCTCTGTGTTGCGTTTTACAATCGTTCCCGTGATAACGCATATCAGAACCGAATACACCGCCAAAGCGAGAATAAAGCCGATTGCGAAAGCGTAACGCTTCACAAATCTCTCTTGCTTGTCGGTCAGCCGATGCTTGAGCGGGAGCTGTTCTTTTTCTGTCGGTTCGTCAACTATCCTCACCGCTTCAGCCGATGCCCAAACAGGAAACATCTCGTTTGCTTCTTTGTAAGTCATGTGTTATACTTCCTTTCGTAGCAATTCCCTTTTGCCGTTCATGTGCCGCAATCACATGGGCGGCTTTTTAAATTCTCTCGGCAACGTACTCGGCAAACTCGCCTTTTACGTTTGCGAACTTCATCCAATCAAGCACCCATTCGGGATGGTTCTTGACCGCCCAACGGAAACAATCCTCACAGAGCACCCCGCCGACAAGCTCTCCCGGTTCGAATGTGAAGTGACAGCGTTCACAGACAACAGCCTCGGCCAGAAACTCGCCGTCAGCCCCGCACTCTGGGCAACGCATCCCCGCAAAGCTCTCTGTTGCTCTCAAATCGTCATTCCAAACCTGGCTGAATTTGTAGCAGTCTTCTTCATCGACTACCGCATTGCAGACTTTACAAATTAACTTTGACATTTTTTCACCCCCATTGATCTGCCATTGCTTTTGCGATGCCGGGAAAAGTCTTTGCCCGGTTCTTTTGGCGTTCTTTCCCGCCATGATTAAACCAGTTCCCCGGTATCTTGCTCGATTGCCGTTCCTCGCATATTTCGGTCGCCATCAACGGCTGTAATCCTTTGAGCCACAAACAGGTTTTTTTCTGCACCGGATGCCCGAACATCCACGGCTGCACAATCTGCGTGTAAGGCGGTAAACAGTAAACTCTTGTCGGGATAGGATTTTCAATTGCTATCCGGTCACAATCTGCATACCAGAAACGCAAGAAAAAATGCGTGGCTTCTATGCCCTTTTTTAAGCGTTCTTCATTCAAGATGCCCTTGCCCCCTGGATAAAGGAACCGCACGCCGGCATTGCTGATAAACGTGCAAGGGGGGTGAGCGATGAGCAAATCCCATTTCCCCGCTTGTGTGTGTGTGTGTGTATCAGCTGTTTGAAACGTGCAATTGCCATTCAAAAGCGGGAGAACATCGCCCATGATATGCCACTCAGGATGCCCGCCGGAGCACTCTTGAATATCGCAACTGAAAGCCCGATGCCCTTTTGCTCTGAAAGCCTTGCATACTTCTTGGCTCTCTTCACAAGCCACAAGAACATTCATCAGATGCCCCATTTCTTCACAAGGGAGCAGAGCGCATCTTGAAAGTCGATGCCTGACAGATTAGCCATGTTTTTAAGCAAATCGGCTTTGTCACGCTCATACCCTCTGACCCTGTCCTCATAGCTCAACCCGATGCGATTGTGCTTTGGTATCTGCTTTTTCCTTTTCATTTACTTTCTCCTTTCAACGTGCTTTTTGTGGGCGATGCGATTGAGCCGCTTGAGCTCCACATCCCGCATGATTAAATTCTTCACGGGATCGCCGTATATCTCAGCCTTTGCCGCTTCAAAATCGGCTTTGTACTGCCGATATTTCTCACAATCCCCGTGACAGCCGACTGTCCTGTCGGTGCAATGCTTGCATGGTGGTGTCATCGGTTTCCCCCTTTGATTGCAAAATCAATCAGGTCTTTCCCTTTGATGTAAGCATCGAGCCGCTCTCTCGGTATGCAGTATGTCCATTTCGTGCTCACCTTGACGCAACTCCCAATCGGGAGAAGCCCTCTCTGCATCCCAATTCTCACGAACTGCGGCGATACCCCCAGAGCTTCGGCGGCTTCTGTTACTGTGACTCTGTTCATGTCTCCCCCTTTCATCTTGCGTTTCCGTAAGTTAGTCTGCAAAAAAAATACTGTCGCATTCGTCAGCGGTCATGGTCAGCATCTTCCGCAAACTCTGAATTTCGCTTCGGGTAAAGTCGCTATTTCCAGACATTTTGCGGTCAAGAGTTGACGGATTGATACCCATTCGCCGTGCTACTTCTTCCAGAGTCATGCCCATAGCAACGACCTTTGCCCGAAACAGATTTCGGTTGAACATTCATTCACCCCCTTTCAAATTGCGTTTACGCAAGCCATAATATCATCAGTCTTTCCCGTTGTCAATACGTTTTCGCAAGTTGTTTTTGCTTTTTATCAAAAAATTATTGCGAAAATGCAAAGAGAATGGTATTGTATAGTCGGGGTGATAACAATGGAATTGAAAGACATAATCAAAGAAAGACGGATAGCACTCAACCTAACGCAAAAAGAAATAGCCGATTATGTCGGAGTATCTGAGGCGACTATTTCCCGATGGGAGTCAGGAAACATCAAGAATATGCGGAGAGACAAACTTTACAAGCTCTCAAAGATACTTCAAGTCAAAGGCTCCGTATTGACCGATGACGACAGCTCAACAGGCAGTATGCTTGCAGATGACATCTTCCATGCCAGCGGTGAAGTGAAGCTCAATATCCCCGAATTTGAATTATCAATGGAAGATATCGAATTGATAGATTGTTTCCACAGAGCAAGCCCAGAAGCTCAAAACATCATTCGTTCAGTTCTTGCACCCTATAAGCAAGATACATCTTCAAAGGTAGGTTGATAAAATGAGAAACCCTAATGGCTTTGGAAGTGTTATCAAGCTGTCAGGCAATCGCCGCCGCCCGTTTCTTGTCAGGGTGACGAAAGGATGGAGCGATGACGGCAAGCAGATTTTCCAAAACCTCGCATACTTTGCCAAGCGTCAGGATGCTATTGCTTTCCTCGCTGAATTCAACAACGCTCCGTTCAACCTGGACTATGCCAAAATAACATTCTCTGAGGTTTATACGGCATGGAGTAAAGAAGCATTCAAGAAGATGCTCCCGGCTGTTGTGGCGAATTACAAGAGCGTTTACAACGTACATTGCAAGAAACTGTATGATATCCCCTACCGCACCATTCGCAAGCATGACTTTCAATCCGTCATTGATGAATGCCAGAGAAGCTATTCGGTTAAGTGTTCAATCCGCAACTTCTTTTCTCACCTCGATGCTTGGTGCTATGACAGAGACATAATAAGTAAGATGTATTCGGTCAACCTCGATTGCGGCGAACCAGATCAGAAGACGGAGCGCAATATCTTCACCGATGAGGAAGTCAAAAAGCTCTTCAATCATGTCGGCCAGCCGTACATTGACGATACCATTGTCCAGATCTACACGGGCTTTCGGATCTCTGAGCTTCTCGCCTTGTCCTCTGACAACATCGACCTTGAGCGGGAGATCATAACAGGCGGTGGGAAAACAGCGGCGGGGAAAAATCGTATTATCCCCATTCATCCCGATATCATGCCAATCATCAAAGCGCATAATATCGGCGGTCGGCTCTTCCCCCATACTGGAACGCAAACAATCTACCTCAAGCACCGGCAAGACGCTCTCGCCGAAATAGGGATAGAGCATACAACGCATGACTGTCGGCACACGTTCCGTTCCAAACTCGACAGCGCAAATGCAAACAAAGTCAGCATTGATTTGCTCATGGGTCATAAGTCGAAAGATGTCGGTGAAAGAGTGTACACACACAAGACAATCGAGGAGCTCAGAGCCGCCATAATGCTTCTCAAATTCTGAGCACAAGATACAGACAAGATACAAACAGAAATAAAAAAATCCCCAGACAGCTAACGATAATTAGCCATCTGGGGTTTCTTCTTTACACGCTGATCAATAGTATCTTTTATCAGGTTTTAATCTATAGCTTGTTTTCTTGCGTTTAACAGCATTTTTGAAGTTTAAGCGGTACTTTTTACCGCCTTAAAATTGAGCTTGATATCGTGCGTTTTTAAACGCAA